TCTTTTCTGTCTTCTTTAAGTACATCCAACTTCTCCTTGAAGTTTTGGTCGTCCTCTTTGAATCCTAACGTAGCCTCAGCACGTATAGTCTCTATCTCTTTATTAAACTCATGTTTCATTTTAGCTAACTGCATTTCAAGTTGTGCTTTAAGCTTTATCTCGTCTTGATCCATCTTAGCCTGCTGTTGTATTTCCTGGACACGAGCCTGTGAAGCCTGCTGAGCAGCCTGAGCTGCCTGTTCAGCTTGTTGCTGTGAATTCTGCTGAGCAGCCTCTTGCTCCTGCGTCATCTTTTTCTTTCTGCGTAAAAGCAGAAGCCTTTCAGCCTGATTAACGTCCTTTAAAGACCTAACAGCCATAGCGTCTTCTAAATCTATCTGCTGTTGCTGTATCGCCATCTGAATATTCTGCTCAAGATAATCCTTGTCTTTATCCTCCATCTCCTTAACGACATGTACACCGAAGTTATACATAGATAGATCCTTGAATGAAGATAAAACATTCATATTTTCTTCGCCTATTGCGTTAGTATATATTTTATACAACACAGAATCAGACGGCAATATCTGAAGGCACTTAACCACATCCTGACAAACCTTCTTAAATAGCATCATAGATGCATTTGTTATATCATATATAGCGTTATTTCCCGCAGCTATTGCCTGCTTTTGAACACCTACAAGTGCCTCTCCTTTAGGTGACGAAGCATCCATAGCGTCATTGATTCCCGTTGTGTCTCTGATAAGCTGCATATAGTGATTATACAGAGATATAAGCTCGTTAATGTTTCTTATTGTATTACCTATTTCACGTATAGGTGGGTTTTGAAAACCTCCTTCTGCATTCTTACTCCTGTAGTAGAACACACCTGTTTGTTCGTAGATATCGTGCAGTTCAAGCGGTTGTAATTCGCCGCCCTTACCGAGCTGTACGTTTTCTAACCCCTCAATATCTATAATCAAGCCATCTGGCTTTGCTTTTGCAATAGCTTGCTGAATCTTTAAGTGAGTAAGCTGTAGCATGTCTGCAAAACCAGTACAGCTCTCTACCATTGACTTAGGCATCATGCGTCGCATGTTGATTGCACTCACAGAGTAAGATAACCTAGCCTTAGATATGTCGTGAATATTCTTAGGTACGTTCTTTTGTCTACCGTAGTTGAATAGCTTGTCGGCACCTAAAATGTAGCTACCCCCATAAACAACGGCCATTTCCATCTTATGAGGCTTCCTTTCAAATACGCTACCAGCTTTTTCTTTATATTCGAACCCTTTATAGTAAAACCCTTTATTTCCGTGCCTACTGTCTTTTTCTTCAAAGTGCATGCAATCGACGGATATAAACTCAAAATCAAGTACATCAACCATATATTCGTCGTACCCATACATTGTACGTTGTAGACGGTCATCATAGTGTGTTTGGCTTAATTTGCCTGTATCATTACCTTGTTTGTTTTTTACCTTCTCCGCTATCTTTTTATATTCCTCCTCTGTAAAGCTACCCCCAGCCATCCTCTTAAGTTCTTGTATAGGAACTCTCTTTACGCTACCAGCATATACTAAATCCTCAAAATTTGGGTCTTCAGTGTGGCTATGCACGAAAGATATAGGGTCTACATACTCAAGAGAAATACCCTTATTTGGGTCGTTTCTTCTTTTTACAACACCCATGCCTAGGGCTACAATGTCATTGACAGACCTTCTATATGTTGTGTCTGAGAAGTTACTCCACCCTAAAGTCATATTAGTGCCGATCTGTGCGGCTATCTCCGCATCTGTCTTTATGTTTGTATCCATAAAGATTTCAGCCTCCTCTAATGTGTCTGGGATAGATTCTGGATCCATATCTAAAACAACACCTGTCTTTTCTTTTAAAGACATAAGCAGCTCCTTGGCCTCAACCTGCATCTTCATCCTATCCTTTTTTCTGTTCTTTTCAGAAGAAGAAAGAGGGTCTATAGACTCTAAATTAGGGTATGGGTCTCTAGATAGTGTTTTATTTACTACAACCTTTACAAATTTTGGAAGAATAGGTACTGGTGTGTAATCTAGATTAAGCAAACTTCCATCACCTTTATTTGGGGAGAGGGAATTAAGCAGTTGTTTATAGATGCTCGTATCCTGCGTTCCATTTGCGTAGTCCCTGTTTCTTTCAAAGATCTTATTTCTTTTTGCAAACAAAGAAGACGCTTCATTCATCTTTCCCCACTGGGAATGGATGGCTTTTGCGTAGCTTAGTCCATATGCATTGGACTCTTTTGTTTTTTGGTCTGCTAAGGGATCAGGGAACCCATTTTTTTTATTTACTTTGTCGTGTCCGTACATATTATGCAAATATAGTGAATCAACCGATTACTTGATATTTCCTAAAAAACTTACGCTCAGTGAAGTCTGCCTTAGGTTTAGCCTTAGATTTTTGTGCGGCTAGCAACGCTAATCCTGAGCTAATAGTCAAGTCAAATTTTGTTCTTTTATCTATTTTAAATCCTATCCAATCCTCCATAGTTGAGTTAAAATACATTTTCCCCATGTCTCCTGTGTCGTAATTTATCCCAACGTGCTCGTGTATATATGACTCTATTGCATGGGCGTGAGCCTGAATAACGTCCTGAGAATTAGACGGTATGCCTTTTGTTTTTACCTGAACCTTAGCCGTGGACGTTTTGAGGTGTTCTGGACGGTTCATTAAGTAACCATCATAACCTCTTGATTCAAAGTACCTTGCTATACCGTATTTATTGTTCTCTATTAAGATCGGGTACCCATAAAAGAAAGCACACATGAGAACATCCTCATAGAAGATTCTTGCAAGATCTGGACGGGATGCATACTCTACAACAAACATATTGGATGGGTTTTCCATATGAAACTTATTATATATGTGTAGTGCACCCTTAGAGCCCCTGCCGTCTACAGTAGCGTCAAGATCATATGAGTCGACACCACCGCATCCTCTGTCGCTAAAAGGCGGTACTTTTTTACCTCTGTCTGATTTTGTTATATTTCTTTGATCCTCTGGCGGCAACCACGCTATTTTAAACCTACCATTAACGTCTGGGCTAAATACAGCTTCCTTATCTTTCTCCTTCCACACAAAATTACCCTTCACTACAGGGTTTGGAAATAGTTCGTCGTTATACTCTATTTGCTGGTATATCTTACCAATATTAAATAAACTACCCTCAATACTATCTCTAAAAGCTTCATCCTCTGTAAACGGGAACTGCCTTGTTACCTCATTAAGCTCAGACGGATCATGTTTTAATGAGTCTCTTTCGTTCTTTAAATATCTTTTAGACCCTATAATTATGTTTTCCCCATCTATACCTTCTACAGGAGATTCGGGATTATCTATAACTGGATACCCATATATATCAAAAAAACCCTCAAGAGAATCTTGAGCTGGTATAAATAATCTATAGAGACCGCTTACGGTTCTACCATTCGCGTTCCTCATCAAAGGGTCTGAGTCCGCCCATAGGTCTTTGTACTCCTTTCCTCCTTTGTCCATCGGATTTACCGTGCTTCCGACCAGCGCCTTTCCCACGATTTTTCGCCCGACGATCAAACACGTCCTCTGAATCCTCCATGCGTCTCTTATGTCTGTAGGTCTTTCCCATTTTCCTGCTTCGTCTAAATATAACAAGTGTAGTTTTTCACCGTCATATGCATTATTAGTTGTGTTTTTCCAATTTATAACCGTATTAAGGGCCTCCCCCATCTGTGAGGTTTTGTTCTTTTTGGTTATTCGTTTTGACGGCTCTCTAAAGGCTAACTCCATACGCGGGTTAGTTGTACCGTCTTGTATTGGTTTAAAGAAGAATGGGTAGTTTCTAAACATATAAACCACCTTCTTCATAAAGATGTTTTCCTGTGCGTCTTTACCAGTCTTCGACTGGATCCCCATAAGCTTGTCTTTAACCTGTGTAGCTTCGTCCACAAGAACAGCACTACAGATATTAGTATAGCCAGAACGACGACACTTAGTATATAACTGACCGATACAACGAGGATCAGACTCGCACGCAGCCATGTGTAAGAATATTTCACGCTGAAAGTTAAGGAAATATGGGTAACCAATATCTAACTTGGTCCACTGCAACATCATATAATGCCGCCCCGTAATATATGTAGCTGCACCGTTGTTATAAAACCAAAAACCCTCACGCCTACGCCTAAACTCTTCCTCGACATATGGACGAAACCTCTCTCTGAATTCCCTTGGCATTTCCGCCCACTCATCCATAGATTTAATACGAGACAATTCCTGGGGCATAGATGTTCTTCTCCACACCTGCATAGAGTTTGATTCTTTATGTCCGAGAATTTCTTTCTTAGGTGGCCTTTTTGGAAGGCAAATGAGTAACCCACCGAGTTCGATAATTTCACCCTCCGTACCGTTGGGACAAATCTTGACAGCAGGTTCATCATACTCCTTTAAGTTTAGCAATACGGACATTAGTAGCTACTACCACTCTTATTCATTCTTCCAAGAGAAGCAACCCCATCTTTTGTGTAGTTTCTTTTCTTTTTAGGAGTTGTCATGTATTTACCACACGGACACCTAACATCGTGTATAGCCTTGCCGTCGACAACCTTAATAACAACGCTGGAACACTCTACTTCGTGATCACCGCACTCGCACTTATAATTAGCCATTTTATTCAATTTATTTTCGTTTAGATCCTTTGAGTCTAGACTTTTCAAATATACCTCTATTCTTTGAGGCTTTCATTATTTTTACGCTACTTCCTTTATGGTGTATATCGTTTCCATCACCTTTTTTAACTAATCCAAGTTTAAGGAACCTTCTTCTGCGTTTGTTTCTACCAGCCCTTCTTCTCTTTTGCTCTCTAGAGGACTGAAACTTATCATATTCCTTTCTATAGTTTCTTTTTAGGCGCATAATACAAATTTACTTAGAAAACCTTTCCGCAAATCCACCCGTATAATCCTTCGCTTGCTCTATTTTACCGCTTTCTTTAAGGTCCTTAATCATCTGTTCTAATCTTTGTCTCTCAACAAGTAATTCTTTACAATCTGTAGCGGTTTGCTTAATAGATTGTAGTTCAGCTTTTCTAGCGCTACCGTTGATCTCAGGATCAACAGGCTTTTTAATCTCGTCAATCATGTTATTAATAGCTACTTCCATGCTATTCATTAATCTCTGAGCAGCCTCTGCTGTGGTGAATTTAGACTTCGACATACATTAAATCTTCTGCACGGGTACGATAGTATTCCTGCCCGTCTATAGTTAAACGATAATCTCTATTTTGCTTAAAGCCTACAACATCACCAGTTTTTAAGCCTAGCTCCTCGCCTTCTTTGCATAGGTGGGCTACCTCACCTTTGGTTGGAAGCTTTTCACTATGGTCTACTATTTCTATTAAATCTGATTTAAGTGAGAGCTCTTCTTGTTCTATAGGCTCTAACAAGCACCAACCAGTAAGACAACGAATTTTCCCATCTTTTTGGCTCTTATAGGCTATGGCTTGATTCCCTATAGCGTGAACAGGATCGTAGTTTACAATATAGGTATTGTCCTCTTCTGTAAATATCTGACCATTATTATCTCCACCCATAACCACTAAATGATGAAAATATAAGGTGTCACCCTCTTCAACACCAGTGTCATATTTAAAAGGCACACATACGACAGGCCCTTCTGTGATGCGGTTCTCAAATTCATTAAACTTTGTATCCATGTATAGTTCAAGACCACTGTCTGTAACAACCTTATCGTCAAACCTTTTTTCAAGCTTAACAACAAATAAATTAAACGTCTTCATGATTTAAAAATTACAATCAAACTCAAGCATACATGGCATGCCTTCGATAGCTTTCCATAATGTTTGGATACTGTCTTCATCCTCCATATAGACTAAGTATCTATTCTTACCGTATTTATGCAAATAGCGATCATCCTGTACTATTGTGCTGACTTTGCCAGCTCCTGCTCTCATGCCTACATAATAAGCCATAGCATCTTTAGGGTCTCTTCCGACCACAATTTTTCTAATAAGTCCTTCCATTTTATTTAATCTTCTAATTCTATGCCTGTTCCGTCTAATAAATCATCTATGTCTTTGTAATAGTTGTCTTCTTCTTTTTTATCAGGGTCGTCCCAAGTATTATCTATAAAATTCATTACATTGTCTAATTCCTCTTGTGAGTCTAAACTATAACTATATATAGCTTT